AAACAAACCACAAACGACAATGGATAGAGTATTCGCAAAACTAAGTAAATAACAAATTTTAATAAATAAATAAAAACTAAAAAAAATGGCTGAACCAACTGTAACGACTAGTTATTCGGGGCAATTTGCGGGGAAATATATTTCTGCGGCATTATTGTCACCGTCTACAATTGATGGTGGAGGGGTAACTGTACTCCCGAATGTAAAATTTAAAGAGGTACTACAAAACGTAGCGACTTCTGCTTTATTAGCGAATGCTACTTGCGACTTCGATGCCGCAGGATCAACAGTAACGCTTACCGAGAAGATCTTAACGACTAACGATGTACAAGTAAATATGCAACTTTGCAAATCGCAATTTTTCAATACTTGGCAATCGCTTGAAATGGGTGCATCTCAGTTTTCAGATTTGCCTAAATCTTTCTCTGACTATCTTTTAGGATATGTTGCAGGAAAAGTAGCTTCTGAAATGGAAACAACTCTTTGGAGTGGTGCTGCGGGTGCTGCGGGTGGACTTACAGATGGCGGTTTCACAAAATTGGCTGCTGCACAACTACCTGGTGCAAACATTATTGCTCCTGCTGCTATTACTGCTGCAAACGTAATTGATGAACTTGGAAAAGTAGTCGATGCAATCAACTCTGAAACTAACATCTACGGATTCGAAGATACAAGAATCTTTGTTTCTCGTAACGTTATGGCTGCTTATGTTCGTGCTTTAGGCGGATTCTCTGTAGCTGCTACATCTAACGCAGGTGTAGACAACAGAGGAACAATGTGGTATGCTGACGGTGGCGGTGTCACTTTTGACGGAATCAAATTGTTTATGGCTGAAGGTCTTGAAAATAACAGAATGTTAGCAGGGCAAATTTCTAACTTGTACTACGGTGTTTCTCTTTTAAGCGACACACAAGAAGCGAGAGTAATCGATGTATCTCAGTACGATGGTTCGGACAACGTAAGAGTTGTAATGAGAGCAGCAGTAGGTGCGCAAATCGGAGTAGCTTCAGACGTAATCTATTACGGAGTATAATTAATTAACTAGAACTAAGAAAAGGTAGGTAATAGTACCTGCCTTTTTTTATTCATAAAAACTAAAAAAAATGCCAGGATGCGACATAACAGCAGGTCGAATTGAACAATGCAAAGATTCCGTAAGTGGATTAAAAGCAATATATATCATCAATTTTGACAAATTAAATTCTGATTCGGTAGTATACAATACAACCGATGCAGGAAAAGAAGACGAATTAAAAACTTGGACACCTATAGACGATTCAACGGCTTTACATCTATACAAATTCGAATTAAAGAGTACAACTAATTCCTTTACTACGGCAATCGAATCTTCACGGGATAACGGTACAACGTTTTTCACGCAGACTTTAGTAGCTACACTTAAACGTCAAGATGTAGTAACAACTAAAAATGTTAAATTATTGGCGTATGGAAGACCAAGAATCGTTGTTCGTACAATGACAGACCAATTCTTCTTAATGGGCTTAGACCAAGGCGCAGACGTATCAGCAGGAGAGATTTCGAGCGGTGCATCTTTGGGTGATTTTAACGGATATTCTTTAACGTTTACGGCACAGGAAGAAGACCCTGCGAATTTCATTGATGCTTCAAGCGAAGCTACTTTAGCAACTGCATTTGCAACGGTAAGTGGAGCAGATGCAGAAATTATTCCATAAACTTTTGTTTTCATAGTGTAGATTAAGCACCTTTCGGGGTGCTTTTTTGTGCAATATAAAACAGATTTCTACTTTTTAAGTTATATATGTATGGTAATACTGCAAGCAATAGCAACTGAACAAAGCATAAGCTTCATTCCAAGAAGCCAAACTTACGATACCTTGTTAATTCAAAACGAAGCAACAGGTGTAGAAGTGGAGATTACAATTACTTCTTTTATTAACGGAGATTATTACGACACAATAAACGCTACATTTGTAAATGGAACTTTTGTTCTGCTACAAAACAATTTCTACAAGTTGACATTAAAAAACGGAACTAAAATAGTACACAAAGACAGGATATTCTGCACAGACCAAACACCTGTAGTAAACTATTCTGTAAACGAAGGACAATTCAAATCCAACGTTTCTAACAACGAATTTATTATCTATGAATAACAATATACATTTATTAGAATTAAGCGCATACGAAGCACCTGTGATAACAGAGAGCAGCCGTAACGATTGGATTGAATACGGCACGGATAATAATTACTATCAGTACCTTATTGATATGTATACCAATAGCACAACCAACAACGCTATTATAAACAACATTAACAGATTGGTTTATGGTAGGGGATTAAGTGCTACAAACGCAAATAAGAAGCCAAATGAATACGCATCTATGATGGCTTTATTCGCAAAGCAAGACGTTCGTAGAATGGTTACAGACTTAAAGCTTTTAGGTCAATGTGCAATGCAGGTTATTTATTCTAAGGATCGTAAACGTATTGTAAACGTTCATCATATACCTGTACAATTATTACGTCCAGAAAAATGTAACGAAGATGGAAAAATCGAAGCTTACTATTATTCAGATAATTGGCAAGAAGTTAGAAAATTTCCACCTAAAAGAATTAGTGCTTTTGGGTGTTCTAAAGATGGAATAGAAATTCTTTTCGTAAAGCCTTATTCTGTAGGTTTAAAATATTTCGCTTTAGTTGATTATGTTGGAGGTTTGCCTTATTGTGGATTAGAAGAAGATATAAGCGCATACCTAATTAACGAGGTTAACAACGGTTTTAGTGGAAGAACGGTAGTAAATTTCAACAACGGAATACCTAGCGAAGACCAGCAGCACATGATTAAAAACAAGATGCTAAATACTTTAACAGGAACGGAAGGCGAAAAAATGATTGTAGCATTTAACAACAATGCCGAATCAAAGACCACCGTTGATGCGCTTCCTGTAAATGACGCACCAGACTTGTATGCAACTTTAAGCGAAGAATGTTTAAGAAAGATAATGTTAGCGCACAATGTGACTTCACCGCTATTATTTGGAATCGCAAGTAGTAACGGCTTTTCTTCTAATTCCGATGAATTACAGGATTCATTTGCACTTTTTCAAAATATGGTAATTAAACCAATGCAGGAAATGCTAATAGATGCATTTGATGAAATACTAGCATATAATGATATAAGCCTAAATCTATACTTCAAGACTTTAAAGCCTTTAGAATTTATAGATATAGAAACACCGATAAGCAACGAAGAACTAGAAGAAGAAACAGGCGTAGAACTAAGCCAAGACGATAGACCAAAATTAGACGCAGAATTAGGTAAAGAGATACTTAATCACTTACAAGGAGAAAACATTACCGAAGAATGGGTAGAAGTTGACGATTTAGATGCAGATAACAAAGAATTAACTGACGAAGAATGGGCAACAATTTGCATAAGTGAAAAGAAAAGTTTGCTTAGAAAGTTTGCAGATGAAATTTATAGCAAAAATAACGGTAGCGCATTCAGTTATTTAGATTCTAAGAACTACAAGATTCGTTATAAGTACGCAGTAGGAAGCAGAAAAGGCGGTAAATCTAGAGATTTCTGTAGTAATATGATGCGACTATCAAAAAGCGGTATAGTTTACAGGCTTGAAGACATTGATAGAGCGACAAGAAGCGGTGTAAATAAGCAACTAGGGCATAAAGGTCAATCTTACGATTTGTTTAAATTCAAAGGCGGTATTTACTGTAGACATAAATTTGTAAAAGTTTTGTATCGTTTAGAAAGCAATACAGAACCATCTAAGAATTTAGCCAATTACAAAAAAACAAGAACAATACCTAAAAGTTTTAATAAAAAACCTAGAGGAACAAAGCAATCTGAAATAGCACCTGTTAATATGCCTAATCAAGGCGCATATCCTAAATAGAAACAAATGAAAGCATTATTAATTTCAAGAAATGACGTGGTACGGTTTACGTCAATCAACGGAAACGTGGACGTAGATAAATTTATTCAGTATGTTTCTATCGCACAGGACATTCACATACAGGGAATGTTAGGAACTAAGCTTTTACAAAAGATTCAAGCAGACATTATTGCGGATTCTTTAGCAGACCCCTATTTAAACCTACTTACCGAATACATAAAGCCAACTTTGATACACGCCAGTATGCTAGAATACCTGCCTTTTGCGGCTATCACAATTGCCAACAAAGGTGTATATAAACACGGAGCAGAAAATAGCGAAACGGTAAGCAAAGATGAAATAGACTATTTGGTAGAACGTGAAAGGAAGACTTATGACCATTATAAAGAAAGGTTCATAGATTATATTTGTGAAAACAGCACATTGTTTCCCGAATACAATTCAAATAGCGGAAGCGATATGCCGGCAAATACTTACAACAACTTTACAGGCTGGGTTTTATGAAAAAATACAAACCAAAAGAAAAGAACGTTAAAAGATTACAAATTTATTTAAAAAAATACTATGGCAGACATACGGATAAGTCAATTACCTGCAAAGGCGGCTAATTTACAAGCAACAGATGAATTTGCTATTGCTGAATTTGTTAGCGGTACGACTTTTACAAGTAAAAAGATTACAGGTGCAGAAATAAAAAATAGCACATTTAACGCAGTTACTGTAACTACTTATAACTTACTTTTAACGGATGCGCACAAAACGGTAACACTAACAAACGGAAGTGCAATAGATGCAAGAATACCTACAAACGCAGGAACGGCTTTTCCTATAGGAACAAGAATAGAACTTTTACAAGGCGGTGCAGGTCAAGTAACGGTAACACCAACGGCAGGAGTAACGGTAAATTCAAGCGGTGGAAAAACGAAACTTGCAGCACAGTACGCACAAGGAACAATATTAAAAGTAGCAACAGATACTTGGTATT